AAAATAACAAATGAATGCAAACGAACGAAAACGAAAGCAACCATTGACGCATTTTACCCTAGCAATCTGTTGATTTGCGAAAAGTATTCACAGCTCTTGCTTTACACCTGTAATACCGCACAATATACATTATGTCTAATTAGATGTGTTGACTATCAGCTACTTATGACGCAAGCTATACTAGTAGTGTATTATCATATAACAAAAGTTGCACAAACCTCCCTCCCCTGTAGAAAAAACCTAGGGTAGCCAAGGGGTAAAAAGCGTCCGCGTATATAGCGTAAGCCCTTCACATTTTTTCACCACTTTTTGAACCGACCCTTACTGCCCCTTATACCGTGCAAACCTAAAGCTTACCTTTACTATTGCTAGGTAAACAGCTGTTGTGAGTACTTGCTGCCTCTTATAACAAGCGTATAGAACTACTACTACTACTGGAGCCACCTGTCAGATTCGAACTGACGACCGGCTGATTACAAATCAGCTGCTCTACCAACTGAGCTAAGGTGGCCTTTCGTAGTTAGAAGCTAGAAGGACGGGAATATGTCTGTGCTGTCGCTGTCGTCCTCTATCTCATCGTCTGGTATAAACTCTACACCATAGTCTGTTATGAGGTCTAGCTTGGTCACTTCTAAACAACCTATGATTGTCTGAGCATTAAGATCAAACTCCTGCTGGAACTTGGCTATAAGGTTATTAAGTTCGAACTGTAAAGCATCCGTCTGATCGTTGTTATCCATCATAGTGTTGCTACGCTACCACAGGTATGCATTACTTGTAAACACTTTTGTACATTAGAGCATTAATCGACTATAAGGAGTTAATGCGATGCATCGGAACGATTAAGTGCGGTTACTGCTTTAAATTTTACAAGCCTGTTTTGCCCTAATTTTAAACACCTCATTAACAACGACTTACAACTTTAGTGTTGACACTCTCCCTGTAACGGTTGTAAGTTGCTATCATAGCCCCTCACGGCTTTAGTGAGAGGTCGTCATAACGTTCGTTATCGTTTTCAGTTAAACTGTTTATTTGTAATAACCAAAGCAACAGCAAGGAGGAGTAAAGCTTTAACAACAACTGTTACTGCTCCTACTTACTCTATTGAGGTTTCTACAGCGATTCGCTTCAAAACCTACTCTTACTAAAACTCTTACTACTGCTAACAAAAGTAATACTTACAAAGGTTTAAGGCGAGGTGTATCTATAGATATAGATCAGTAGGAGGAGTAGTAATTTTAACATACATCTTACTAATACTTATGTATTTACACTAACTACCACAGCACCTTTGTTATAACAGTAATAACAGCAGTAAGAGGAGGAGTAAGCTATTGAAGATTTGTTATTAAAGCTTTAGCTACGGCAGGGACAACAGCATTACCTATTTGTAACATCTTAGCAGTCTTACCACCTGTTATCATCCAATCCTTATCAAACCCCATAAGAGTCAGATGATCTTCTATGGTAAGGTGTTTAAAGCCTGTAAACCTAAACGGCTTACTCATGCTTCTGCCATCATACCATTTTAACGGTATTCTTCTAATGGTAGGACAAACTTTATCTAAAGAGTAAACAGTAGAGTTAAAACCGTCTAACAACCCTATACCTTCTGAAGTATCTATAACATCTTTAATACAGACTTTGTTATCATTGGTAGGAATGTTATTTAAAGAGAAGGAAGCAGAGAAGAATCTTTTTCTTCTTTGTGCTACACCGAAGTCTTGAGCATCTAATGTTACTCCTTCTTCACCTTCTTTAGCACCTACTACATTTTCCCAAACCCATTCTTTAACTGCTAACCTTTTAAAGGCTTTTATCAACTCTTTGTTATTACTTCTGTCGTAGTAGTTAGCTTGGCTAAACTTTTGACAAGGAGGAGAACCAATGAGTAAGTCATGTTCAGGTAAGTCCTTAAGAGTAAGCTTTGTTATATCAGCTTCTATAGCAGCAGCATCGGGGAAGTTAAGTTTATAAGACTCTAACGCTTGTTTGTTTAAATCTACTCCTGCTACGATGGTACACCCAGCTTGTTGTAAACCTTTAGAGAAACCTCCCATACCGCAAAATAAATCTACTACTCTCATCATGACCACAGTAACGCTTTGTTACCGCTAAAGCTTCTTTTATGAAAGCTATCAGTAAACTTATCTAACTCTTGTTGTAACAGCTCCTGCTTACGGTCTATCATGTTTTGATTAACATCTGCTGCCATCTGTTGTACCCAATAAGCTACAGCTATAGAAAGAGCGTCTAAGCGGTCGTCATGAGTAAGACTGTTCTTCTCTCTTGTTATCCTTGATAGCTGGTAGAACAGCATATACTTAGTCTGTATCTCTATAGGGTAAGCCTGAGCAGACTTATAGTCTAACGTTATAACAGAGGGATCAAACACCAGCCTGTGAGCATTTAGCACAGGTTCCAACACATCGACTATTCTAAGCTCCTTCTGTTTGTTATGCCTGACTTCTTCTATTGTTACCGGGTAAGTAGTACGAAACAGCGGCTTAATCAGCTCCATAAACATACCGTCCCCAAAGTTAGACTCTATGACTACTTGGTTAACTTTGTTATGTTTAGCTATACCGACAAGTTGTTGTAGGGTTTGTGTGTCGTAACCACCTCTCAGTCCTCCAGCGTCAGGAACATACAGCTGACCGTTCAACATCTTTACCACAGCGTACCCCGTCTCATCCTTACCTCTACCACTAGGGTCAATAGATAACACAGAACCCGTGTACGGTATCATATCTCCTATTGTTTTAAGGGGTCGGTGGTAGCGGTCAGCCCGTAGTCCCACATTAGGAAGGTCTCTGTCAGCAAAGGTAGGATCAGATGTCCACATGACCTTTTCAGGAGCTACATCTGTGTCTACATCCATGATAATAAGGTCGTTAATCTTTAGGGGGTAGCGGTCAGCATCACTTAGCCTAGGGTTAAGCATGAACTGCAAAGCATACCCTGTCCTACCGTACGACATCTTTCTCTCTTCTAGGTCAAGGTCAGAGAAGCGTAAGGGTTCTGTAGTTGTACCTTCTGTCTGTTCTGTTGTGTTATCGCCTATAAAGGGTGCTAGATCGTCTCCGTAGTGTGAGGCAAGGGTAGACACCTGTGGATACTCAGAAGGCCATATACGGGCGTTGTAGCCCCTGTCTCGCAGCTTGTTATAGATAGAGTCTTCACACTGAGGAGTGCCAAGGAAGAGGATACGGGAGGAGTCCAGTGGTTTAATGATAGCTTCAAACTCCTTTACTTGCTCATCCAGCTTGTCTCTCATACCTTGTGTTGCTGAGTTGTTGGGTACTTCTATGTCGTCTGCTACGATGATGTCAGCACGAGACCCGGTAAGCTGTGACGATATCCCCAGTGATTTAACAGAGGGAGCGTGAGCAGCAGGAGCAGGGCCTACATCAAAAGCTATCTTACTGAATCGTTGGTTATCGTTTGGTATAAGTCCTTGAAGAATAGGTATGTCGTGTATGATTTTCAAGGTAAAGGTGGAGAAGTCGTCTGCTCTGTTCTTACTGGCAGATACCACAAGGATGTTAAGAGAGGGGTCTAGCAGCAGCTGATGTACTACATAGGCAGAGCATATCCAACTCTTACCTACTCCACGGAACGCCATGATAACAGACCTCTTAGGGCCGTGCTGCATATAGTCAGCTAGGTCATACTGCAAAGGAGTAGGGTCAGGCAGGTTAAGATGCTTCCATATAATGTACAGGAAGTTCTTAAAGTTCTTTAACTGTGGTGGTATCTCTACGGGTGCTTTGTTATTCTTCATATGTAAAGTAAAAGAGTCGCCTCCGTTTATAGCAGAAGCGACTCCTTATTGGTGTATGTAATCTGAAACAAAGAGTAGGTGTTACTTGCCGATTTGCCGTTGAACCTCTGGGTCTTCTAGAAAAGGCAGAGCTTCGATTTTCAAATCATTTAGAGGAGTTCCTTCTTCGGACATACACTCAACACGATTATCTTTAAGGAACTTAATCACACAGTTAATCAATGCAGGGTTATACTCCTCGGTGGCCTTCATGAACTTAACAGCATCTGATAACAGATCAGCCGTCTGTCCATGCATCTTACCTAGTTCTTTGAATGACTTCATACGTTAGTTTGTTGTTATTTATCTCTCAGTAGCTGGTCGTGGTCACCGAATCCGTTCATATTGTTCAAGATTCTAGTGATCCATGAATGTAAAAGAGCCGAGGTGCTGACACCCAAATCTGATGCGATGCCAGCGACCTCCCTCTTTTGCGAGCTAGTGAGACGAAAATTAATAGGAACTAATGTATCCTTTTTCTTTTTCGCACTCATTGTTAGCTATTTATTAATGTTTAAGTCTTACGCCATTGCAGCTGTAAAGTCAGCCAATGAACCAAGATTGTTACCGTCTCCAAGAACAACGTCGTTAGCTTTAACGTCGATCAAGGAAGCACTTCCGTCGTCTCCACTGATGTCAGTAGAAGCAGCAGTAGCGGATGTTTTGTAGAAAGCAAACTTGTCTTCACCTTCGTCGTATACAGCAGCGATGTTTCCGTCGTCGGAAGAACCACGCTCAATGATAAAACCAGCGTCGTTAGAGTTGTTAGTAGAACTAGCAGCTCCGTCATTGATGAGCATGATAGCATCTTTGATCTCTGAGTTAGTGGTTTGTACGGAAGTAGTTGTACCATTAACAGTTAAGTTACCGCTAAGTGTAAGGTTTGTTCCGCTTACGTCTCCTGTGAAGGAAGCACCACTAAGGTTAGCTTTTGTGCTATCAAGGTTGGAAACAGCAGATGCACGAGTCGAAGCTTCAGCATCAATGTTAGCTTGAAGGGTTGTATCAGCAGAAGACCTAGCTGTAGCTTCACTACTAACAGCAGCAATACGAGCAGTTTCTTCAGCGTCGATATTGGACTGTAAAGTCGTATCAGCGGAAGAACGTGCAGAAGCCTCGTCATTGATGTTTGTTTGAAGCGTGGAGTCAGCGGATTGACGGGCAGTCTCTTCAGCATCAATGTTGCTTTGGAGAGTTGTGTCAGCACTGGCTCTTGTGGAAGCTTCACTGTCGATGTTCGACTGAAGAGTAGTGTCGGCAGATGCACGAGTACTTGCTTCAGAAGAGATAGCGTCAGCGTTAGTTTTGATCTGTGCGTCGAGAGCTTCGTCAGCTCCAACCAAAGTACTTACAGAAGTAATGTAGTTGGTAGAACCGTTAGCTGTGTACGAACCACCTGCTCCAAGACCAGCACCACTTTGAGTAGCGTCAATTTCGGATTGAAGAGCGGAGTCAGCGGATGCTCTGCTGCTTGCTTCTGTGTC